CCAACCAGCTGCCACCATGTACCCATCTGCAAAAATCACCTATCTGTCTGTCAAAAAATCCCATTTGTCAAATTTAACCGGATGATATTTTTTAAGCATATGATTTTTATATACTCAGGATCACCGGCAGACATACCACAACAACAAATCATCAAATACGTAAAAGGTTGTTGTGGATTTATAAATAGGTCTTGTGTTATGATAAAAGCAGTTAGGGAGCCGACGTTAACACGGTGCGAGTGACAGCGGTGTAAATCCAACCCCCTTTGGATACGCAGCCGCCCAGATTGTAACCAAGACCACCGGAGCCGACAGACCGGAAACGACAAGAAGTCACTAGCTTGTCACTTTTTTAGATTTATGTTTTTACCTGATCTGTGGAGGAGATCAAAAGACATAGGTTTATTGAGTGATGCTTGTGATTTTTTTATTGCAGATTTCAGGAGGTGTAGAGCGGTGCAGGACGTCAGAGAGATTCCAAACATTGACGAGATTAAAAAAAATATCCGGAAATACTTTGACGATTATTGTGCAGCTTATGGCATCGATGACATGAGATCACAACGGCAACCGGTTTTTAATGGTGCCATGCAATATATATATAACAATTATATAAGACCTAGTAATGTATTAAAAGATATACCCCAAAACGTAGTGGATAATAGTATCAACCAAATGCTAACTAACTACAATGCGTACAACATAGATCTGTTGTATGAGGTTTATTTATATCTTAGGGAGTTAGCTAATGCTTATGATATGACTGCTACAGCTGATACATTTAAGATATTAACAGGGATATCTAAACAGGCTTTAAGTGCTTGGAGAACTAAATCAAGTACATCGAGCATGGACGAGGTCAGAAAAGCTTTTGTAAATTGGTTAGATGATGCAGATTGTGATCAGCTTGTTGCTTTTAATCTGCGGAATGCGCTGGGAGCAACGGAACGATTAAACAACGACCACGGGCGGAAACAGACCACACAGCAAGAGATTGTACACAAGATAACCAGGACAGCCGACCAACTTCCACGATTAGACACAAATTTTGGACAAAATACATCAATGTTGACCGATTCCGGAGCGTATGGAGATAATACAGCAGATGCGAATGAGTAGCAACAACTACGGAAACGTGCGGAAATATGGGATAGTTAAGGACGTGTCAATAAAGACTGCGTGAAAGATTAGTTTAACGCATAGTTGAAAAGAAACATAGCACACAGGGGGAGGGGGTCTGGCAGGACCAGCGAACAGCCCCTACTTAGTCCCTCAAATTTCCTCAAAAATAAAAAAGACCCTTAGGAGGTGTACCACATGATTTTCATTTACATAGTTTTAGCATGGATACTGTTTCAATTACATGCTCCTGCATGGGTGTATATCCTGTTCATCATCGGAGTATTTTTAAGAGCGGTAGTCACTGGTAGAGATTAAGTGTATGCAGATATTTGGGAAAGAGATAAAAGACGAATGTTCAAAATGCGGTGAAGTCCTGCAATGTGAGTTGTTTCTGCAAGGTCACGGAATCAAGAGAGACCGTGAGAACGTTACAGAAATGGTTAGCTGTCAGATGAAGCACCAAAAGAGCAGACTTGATAAAGAGCCTAAAGAAGATTTGCCAGTTAAGGAGAAATGTGAATTGCCACCGGAGATTAAAGAGATCTACACAGAGGTTTGGAAAATCCATAAAGAGTGTGCTAATCCGAAAACGGATGACGACTGGAAATATCTTATCCGGCAAGGAAATCTGCTGATTAAAATGCATAACAATAGCCAGTTTGCTAAAGCACTGGTAATGGCAATGATCGATGAAATTGAAGGAAGGACGAAGAAAAAATGAAAAACATAATCAGGAAATTCTTAAAAGTATGTTCTTCAACAGCATTACTTACTATTTGCGGAAGTTGTTTTCAGATTGCACGGGATTCTAGTGCAGATACGATTTCAAGAGTGCTTGGCATTGCGTTCGGATTGATATTGCTGATTGCAAATTACTTTGTGTGGGAGGTAGAGTTAACATGATTTTATTCATAATTTTGAAAATTATGACAACTGCAGTAATG